TTTGCCTGCTCAGCGGCGATACTACGCTGTTCTGTGGAGGCATTGCGATCTTGCGACGCCTGCACCCACGCGTCATGGCGGTCTTGCAGGGTCTGCAACTTCAGCTCGTTATTGAACTGCTGTTGCAGTTGCGCGGCCTGCGCTTTCGAGGCCGAATCGAGAACCGGGGTCAACTGTTGAAGCCCGGCCATCAGGTCAGCGCCAGACAGACCCTGATCCTGAAGCACCTTCACCGCGCCCTGAAGCGTCAGCGGTCCGCCGCCCGGTTGAGGAGCGGTTGCCGCAGCCTGAGCCGGCGGCGCAGGGATAGCGCCTTGCGGAGCCATCGACTGCGGCGGCGTGGTCGGCATCGGACGGAAAGGCGGGATCGGTTGTTGCTGCGCGCCTTGCGGGATACCGCTAAGAGGCAACGGGGGCTGCACGCCCCCCGGCGCCGGACCCATGCCGGGCATCGGCGCCGCTCCTTGCGGTTGCTGCACAGGCTGCGACGCCTGCCCCGGCGCGGGAGGCTGCGGGGGAGGAGGCAACTGTGGTTGCTGTGCAGGCATACCGCCTTGCAGAAGTTGAGGCAAAGCGTTACCCGCTGCCGCCTGCGCAGCCTGCTGACGTTGACGGTCCTGTTGCGCCTGCTGCCATTGCTGTTGCTGCATCTGGAACGCCTGCGCCTGCTGTTGCGCCTGCTGGCGAGCCAGATCCTGCTGTTGCAACTGCCCCTGGTACTGGATGAAGTAGGGGAGCGCGCCGACATTGAATCCTGCCATGATCGCTCCTTACATGGTGAAGCCGTAGGCGTTGCCGCCACCGCTATAGTAGGGGTTGGACGAGAACGCGCCGCTGAAGTCGCCGCCGCCAAAAGAACCGGTAGGACCGTAGTACGTGGTGTCCGGCCCCGGCAACCCCTGACCGCCTCCGCTTCCGAAACCCTGTCCAATCTTGCTGATACCTTGCCCGACCAGCGCGCCCGCTGCTCCCGCGCCCTGAAGTTGGCTTTGGAAAGGCACTTGCTGTGCGCCCTGCCCATAGTTCAGGTACGGGATAATCTGCCCTTGTATCGATTGCGACGCGGCAAGCGGCCCCTGTTCGATACCCTGCGCGTACTGCGACGCCAACTGGCCGGGATAGGCTGCGATGCCCTGTGCGGTCTGGTAAGGCAACTGCCCACCCTGAAGCGTAGCGCCTGCGCCCGCCTGCTCGAGCGCGCCGCCCTGCCCGTAAGCCTGACCCGCTCCTTGAACGCCTGCCAACTGGCGCTGAAGTTGCTGGTTCTGCCAGTCGATGTTGAAATTGCCCAACGCCTGATTCGCGACGCCCGCGCCGGCAGCACTGGACCCTAGTCCGTACATGCTGTTCGTGGCGCCCGTCTGGTCCTGCAACTGCTGGACGGTGCGGTTGTACAGCGCGTTTTGCGGATCGAAAGCGGTCTGGTACAGCTGGTTACCGGCAGCGAACTGATTACCAGACGCGCCGGCCAGTTGTTGCCCCAGGTTGGTGTACTGCTGACCCGCTGCGTTTGCAGCGTTCTGGTAGCCCGGTGCGTATTGACCGAATGCCTGAGAACCGTAGTTGAGCGAGTTCTGGTAGAACGGCAGCAGATCCCCGTTGTACAGAGAACCCGCCATGGCTTGCTGCTGCTGCAACTGCTGCTGCCACGCCTGGTCGGCGGAAGTCAGGCCCGTTGGCACGTAATACGAGCCCCCGCCTCCCGAAGTGGAAGGCGCCATTGCGCTGGACACTGCCGAGCCGACTGCTGCGGCCCCCACTGATGCTGCGACTCCCCAAGGCATGATTTACTCCTTATCGATGTCCGGGTCCGCTATCGCTTCCGAGTGAATGCAGAGCCAGGTGATGTCTGTTAGTGCCTGAATCCGGTGCTTCTTTCCGGCCTTGATTTCCAGCATGCAGGGGCCGTCCAGAACCTGCAATTCGCCGTCCACTTCCACTAGCGCGCGGCCTGCGCTTAGATAGCTCAGGTGATCGTAGTCGTGCACGTGCTTTTCGACTTCGCCACCTGCCGCCAGCGTCTGTTCGCGCGCATACACACCGCCCGCCGAGAAGTGGTGCTTAATCATCGCTCGCACCGCAGGCAGATAATCAGCGTAATCCGGTCGTCGGGCCCGTCGTTCACGACTTCGTGCTCTTTCAGGTTATCGAAGTACCAGACCTCGCCCGGTGCCATCGATACGCGCTCGTCTTCCACGCGGTTCACGCATTGCGGATTCGACTGCAAAACCACGTACAGCTTCGTATTGTAATACTTCGCGTGCCAACCGTCGTCCGCATGGGGTTCGATCCGCCCCCCAGGAGGGATGCGGGTAATCATCACCCCGCCAATCCGCACCGCGCGCACCCGGTGCGCGAGATCGAAAACAATCTGGTGGAGGGACGGCAGCGCGAACCATTCCGGATAGAACTTCGCATCGTGCTCGTCATTGAACTTCGAGTAGTCGCCTGATTCCTTGAACGGCTTCTCATCGTTGTATCGCAACCAGATATCGTCCATTGCCGCGTGCGGAGTTTCGGGCGCGGTCTTCCTGACCGTGTGCCGGTTCCACAGTTTCGGCTGGCGCGCAATCTCCAGAAGCATCGGCGCCGTGTCGATTCCTGCTGCGATCTTTACCAGATTCCTCATTTGGAAACGCCCTTTACGCGTTCGAAGGTATGCAAACCGCCGAGCCCAAGCATACCCATCAGAACAGGCATCATCTCCGACAGATCGGCGGGGCTCAGCGCGATAGGGTGGCCGGCGAGCGCCAAGCCGAGCTTCGCGATAGGCAGGCCCATCCAGTTCCACACGCAAGCCATGCCGCAAGCCCAACCGATGAACGGGCGCCAGCCGGCCACGAACGTGCTTTCGTTGCTCGCTTCAGCCTGGTTGATTGCCATCTGACCCTGAACCATTGTCAGGACTGCGGCCAGTTGTTGCTGCTCTTCTGCTGACTTATCCGGCCAGATGCGCGAGACAACGGTTTTAGCCAGATCCATCCCGGCGGTAAGAGGGTCTAGTGCCATGATTCGCTCCAGTAGCCGTCGCCAACGCCGAGCGTCGTGCAGCACATCTTCCACAGGTTCACGCGGTCGTCATACCCGTTCAGGCCGCCGTTGATGACTTTCGTAATGCCTTCGAAGTCCATCAGCTCTGCCGCAACGTTCAACGCATGCGTGTTCCAGAACCATGCCGCAGACTGCGCGGCGTTGCCGGGTTGCTCCAGCAGTTCGGGATGATCCGTCAGCGGCAAAACGAGAGCGTCGCCGCACCGCTGGTAGTTCGTGCGGCCCGTCACCTGAATCAGACCCCGCCCCCGGAACTTGAACCCGTCACCCTTCTCGGTGTTCCCGAGATCCGCGCGGCCTTCGTACCGCTCCTGCGCGGGCGTCGGACCCCACAGTTCGCGAACGTAAATCAGGCGTCCGGATTCGTGGCCGATCTGCGCGATAAACGCAGCCTGGCGCTTAGGCGAATCGATCGCATAAAGCGCCATTGCCGCAGACAGCGGATCAGCCCACGTTTGCGCGCGAGTGAGAGGAATCCCAAGGCACGCGGCCAGTTCTTCAGGAATCACAGCTTGCCCACCAGCGTCAGGATTTCCGTCACCTTATCGGGCGTCGCCTTCGCGCCGTCGTCAACGATGGCCGTAATCTGCGAAGTCAGCGTCGTCATTTCCTGCGCGCGCGTCTGGATGCCGACCAGGTTGGCGAGCTTCGTCGCCACACTGTCAGCGCTTGTGATTACTGCGTTGTAATCTGCTTCGATCTGATCCCAAAACGACATGATATTGCTCCTATTTAAAGAACTTCCCGAACCCGCCAGCCGCACCGTAAGCCGCAAGCCAGAGTATGAGATAAAAACACGCCTTCCACACCAGGGAGAGAACGCCCTTTCCGATATTCAGCTGGAAACGCTGCGCTGCGCGCCGCTCCAGTTCATCGACTATTGCCTTTACATCGTTTTCTGTCAGCGTTCTGTTTTCCATTCCCCGGCCCCGTTTTATGCATATTCGTATACGATAATCAAACCATTCGAACCATTACCGCCTGCCCGCGCAGCCTGCCCGCCACCGTTAAAAGCGCCGCTGCCGCCTGCCCCAAACCCCCCACTGTTCGCGTTGGTCCCTGACACATTGACGGATACCTGCCCAATGCCGCCGCCGCCGAACGCACTGTTGGCGCCGAAACCCGCGAGGCCGATCGTGCCCGTTACGTAACCGAAAGCCGAACCGCCATTGGCGCCGGACAGAGCGAGAATGCTTCCGGGGGTAGACACCCCGCCGCCTCCGCCGCCTAACGCCTGCACGCTGCCCCCGGCGGCGGATGCCTGCCCGCCCAGGCCGCCCGTACAGACGATAAGCCCCTGGAACCCTGAGTTGCCGCCGGTGTTACCCGTGCCCCCCGCGACACCCGTTCCGCCTGCCCCCACCACTACCGCGCCAGATACCGGAGAGACGATCAACCCCCGCGAGTAAGCCCCCGCGCCGCCGCCGCCACCTATTGAGAAGTTGCCCCCGGTTAGCGCCGCGCCGCCGCCCGCGCCGCCCGCCCCCAGCACTTCCACGTAAGCCCGCGTTGTGCCCGTGGTCGGGGTATAGGTGCCGCTAGAAGTGAACACCTGAATATTAAGCAGCTGTGTACCGCCGATAAGTGCAGTAGTAGGTAATGCGTTTGCATTCACCTGGTTGACGATGAAGTTAAAGTCGCTCATCACCTGGTTGGCATCCGCCACCGTGCCGTTCTGGAGCGTGACAGGAAGAGTGCCTATGATCGCCATGATTAGCTGCCCATGTTCGTGTATCCCGTATCCTGATACCGGGCGAAGAATGACCCGATGGACACGCTATTGGAGGAAGTCGCCATCACGTCGAGTGACATTTTCTGGAAGACCAGCGGCGCAGCCCACGGTATCGTATAGACGTGCGGGATGTTGATACCCGTACTCCAGACGCCGGTCCCCCACAGTCCGGTCCCCCACAGGAAGCCGGTAGATGGCGTCAGGACAAACGTGCTGCCGATCACATTCGACTGGTCGTTGAGCGCAGCGATGTTGTAGTTCACTGACGCGCCGGACGAAGACAGTTCAAGCGTGGACTCCACTACCTGCACTTCGGCCATGTGACCGGTTTTCGGGAACGAGGATGAAGTCATGTGACTTGTCAGCGCTACACCGTTATCCGTGTATGAACTGGTCGCAGTCGGTATGGCGTCGCTACGGAACAGCGCCGCGCCGTGATCCGCTCCAGACAGGATGAAAGAGTCACTCAACTGCGAAGCGCAGTCGTAAGTGAACGTGTGCGGCCCCGTCCAGCGCGTGCGCCGGATGCCGTACCAGTAATCGTTCGTCGCTGTCGCGCCTCGCACGATGGTTGCCATGCATATCCGGTAGATGTTCCCGGAGAATGCCGCCGCCACGCGCGTAGGCTGCGTCACGTTCTGGAAAGGCTGCTGGATATCCGCTTGCCCCGAACCCTGCCCCGGCGTGTGCGAAAGGGGGCCGAGCGTTCCGAAATAGCTCAGGATGTAGGGCGAATCCACGCCCGCGAAGAAGATCCCGAACGGCCCTTGAACGACGGAGCGGGGGGACACGCAGCCTGTCGTTAGCGTGATGTAGTTCAGCGCGAGATTGTTCGTCGCTACGTCGCCCGTGATCTGCCAGATACTGCCACCCTTGAACGCGACAAGCGCGCCGATCACGCCTGACGATGTGGTCTGGATAGGCAGACCGGACAGGGTAGTGACCAGCGTAGTGTCACCCACGGTGACGGACTGCGTAGCGTTCGTGCGCGTGGTAGGCGCCAGCACGTCGCTAAAGAAAAGGATGTTGCCGACCACGAACCACGCGCGGTTATTGAAGTTCGCAACCGCAGTCGGCACTGCCGGGAGCGCGTTCGTTGCCGTGTTGGTCGAACTCCAGACGGGCGCGGAAGGCGTCGAGATGTCTATCACGCCGAAGAAGTTCGTCCCCGTGCCGCTGAACCCGTTGTGCGCGACGATAATCCGCGTCCCGACTACCGCCATTACAGGCGGCGTCCACGGGCCGGTCGTTGCGGGGGATGCGGGAGTGTTCGCCGCCGTCACTCCTGAAATCGTTATGAACGAGTTCGTAGCAGTGTCATACGCGAATGGCTCATCATGGTTCGCGTTGCGCGCGGTCGAAACCATGCCGTAGACCACGGTACCGATCACGATGTGTACCGACACGAAAGTCGGCGTCGTGAAAGAACCAAACGACGTGAGGGGAGATCCTACGCCCGGACGGGAAACCACGATTTCCGGATTGCCCTGGTCGAAAACAAGGTTCTGGAGTTGCGCGCACGCGCCAGCGAAAGCGTCGGTTGCGTCGAACGCGTCACAGATCCCTTTCGGCGTCATCCGCACTGGAATCCCATTTCTTATAGCCATTTTGAGTCCTTAAGTGTAAAATATAGCTTCAGACCAAGTGGAGATAAGGAATGACACTTCAAGACAGGTTGATGGCTCGCATAGAACGTATCCCCGAATCCGGCTGCTGGATATGGCTCGGCTGCGTTGACACCGCAAAAGGGTACGGCTTTATCGGTTCTGGCATGGAGGCGCCTAAAGTGCTGAAAACGCACAGAGCAAGCTGGCTGCTTTTCCGGGGAGAAATACCCGAAGGTCTGCAAGTCCTCCATCACTGCGACGTTACTTGCTGTGTCAACCCTTACCATCTTTTCCTCGGCACAAATCAAGATAACGTAGACGACAAAGTTAGAAAGGGCAGAGGAGGCTTAGCGAAAATAACACCTGAAGAAGTAGAAAAGGTGCGATCCCTTTGCCTTTCCGGACTGCCTCAACGCGATGTCGCGGACATGTTTGGCATTTCACAGACCCAGGTAAGCCGGATAACTCTTAAAAAACGTTGGAAGCATATCTAGCCTTTCAGTCTGTAAGTTTCGTCGGCTTCAAAGTCCGGTTGGAATGGAAGCGGCGCGGATCGAGGCGCACGGACTTTACTACCTGCTGTTCGTCGCCTTCCATAATCAGGTGAATCCGGAGCATCTTATCGCAATCCGCGAGGAACTTGTCCCGGCGCGTGTCGTCCGTTATCTGCATCAGGCGCGAAGCCGTGGCCGTAATCAGGTAATCCTGATCCGGGAACCACGGAATCACGGTTGACGTTTCCGGAGTCGTGATGTCCGGTTGCTTCACCATGTACCGGTGCGTCAGCGTGATCTGACCGGACGACTGCGGATAGATGAAGAGTTGGCCCGTGCTGTTCTGCGCCTGCGCGGTCGTCTCGTCCACGAGGATCGTCATGAACTCGTACGGATAGTTCGCGATTGACGGGTCTTTAAACTCCTGGTCGTACTCTTCCGTGCTGATCGGGTTCAGGAAGTACGGCAGGTTGTTCTGCTCGAAGAACAGGTCATACGTGCGCAGGTAGTTCAACGGGAGCGTGAACGGCCCGAAGTTGTTCGCCTGCACAGTGATGAATTCAGTGACACGATTGATCTTCAGGTCGCGATGCAACCAGAGATCCTCCAGAGTCATGTTCAGAAATAGTCCGCCCTGACTGACAAAGCCGGGGCATTTGGCGATAGCGCACGCCATCTGGACAATCTGCTGACTCTGGAGGTAAGCCATTACGCTGCCTTCTTCACAGAAGCGATTTTCGCTTTGCCTTCATCGAGATACTTCTCAATCTGCTTGATCTGGACGGGCAGATTCGTCATCTGTGCCTGCTCCTGGCTCGTAAGCTTGTACTTGGCCTTCGAGCGCTCCAGCAGATCCGCATACGCCTTGCGGTGGTCTTCAAGCATCTTCACCTGTGCTTCGATAGCCTTCTCAAGCACAGGAATTTCCAGAATCGCCTGTTGGCGAAGAAGGGCTTCCCGGCATGTGTCCATGCGTTCGTTCAACGATTCCAGCGATTCGGATTCGTAGACGTAACCACTGATCGACACTGAAGCGCCGTTCGGCGCAGGAAGGTTGATCTGGAAGTTACCGAGAACTGCGGTCTGGTCTTTCATTGGTTCCTCTTATCGACGACGGTCACCACCGCGAAGCACGCGGTCTTGGGCCACCTTGTAGGCGTTTTCGTTTGCACCACTGATGTTGTTCTCGTGATCCCAGGTGCGGGCCACGATTTCCTTCACGCTGCGCAACACGTCCGTACTGAATTCGTACGTCGTGCCATGCACGTACTGCTGACCGTTCAGGCGGATATCGATGCCGCCACACGGCGCGAGATCGATTCGGTACCACCAGAGGTCTTTCCCGTCGTCCGTGCGGCGCGAGAATCGCTCCGTCACGTTGGCGGTAAAGAGTGACGACTGGGCCTGAGCAGACAGGCGCGCGGATTCTTCTTCCGCGATAAGCCGGCCAGCGGTCGATTTAGCCAGTTCGGCTTCGAGCGCCGCGATACGGGCTTTAAGCTGTTCCGGGGTTTCGGCGCCGGTAACTTCCGGCTTGTCGTCATCTTCAAAAACCCCCTCTTGCGAGGGGGCGTTAGGCGTGCGCGGGGGCATCAACTAACTCCTTACGGGGTGGTCACAGTACCGGCAGTATAACCCGGCGTGAAGGCGGAACCGGCTTCCACGCGTGCGAGGAACGCCTGATTCAGGATGATCGAACCGTAGAAGACCTTCCACGACACAACGCGCGTCTGGTTGAGTGGATCGCTCTTGTCAGCGCCCGTCAGGTAGTGGAATTCCGGATTCTCCAGCAGGACCTGGCCGTACGAGTGGTTACCGATGAAGATCGTCGGGAACACGCTCACGCCCGTGGCGGGGGCCGCCGGCGGCGTCTGCGCGACGCCGATACCCGTCAGCGTAACCGTCTGGTTCGGCAGAAGCTGCGTGGCCTGACCGGCCAGAGGGCCGGTGACGGGGACACCATTACCGATTGCCGTTGCCAGATTCGAAGGCGTGGCCGACGTGCCGATGTACACGTTGAACACGTAGTTCGGCACGTTCGGGATCACAACCGAGATCGAACCGGTCGGGCCTGTCACGCTGATCGCGTTCGAAACCTGATAGATGATCTGTTCGACCGACGTTTGCGCGGGCGAAGCCGTCACGATGATCTGGTAACCGGCGTTGGTAGCCAGCGTGCCGCCCGACGCCGACGCCGTACCCTGGATGGCGGCTGCGCCCGTCCAGTAGGGCATCATGTTGGATTCAACGAAACGCGCACCGTTGAACGGGCCGAGTTCGTTGTTGTACAGGCGGTTCACGTCGCTGTACGACCACGCGTTGACAACCGTCGTGTTCTCGCGCATGTCCTGTGCCGACAGCGGATGGATGAGCGCGATGTAGTGTTGCATGACAGCGGGTGACTTCGACGGATCGCGATACGCGCCCGCTTCGATCATCATGTCTTCACGTTCGTCGCCCATGAAGCGCGGCACGCCGTATGTGAGGAACGAACCAACGATGCGGTTCGTCTCGTGCGGCGTCATCACGTCAGTCGCCAGCAGGTTCGCGCGCGATGCCTTGCCGTTCGCGTAGTTCACCTGAGTCGTGGCGAGGAGCGTGTTGAACGTGTTGCGCTCCAGCGTTTCCGGCAGTTGCAGCGCGACCAGTTCGCAGGCTTGCTGGAACAGCGGGTGCTTGATGGTCAGGTTCGCCACGTCGGTGATGATAACGCGATCGCCCCATTGCTGCGCGGTTGCCGAAACCTGTTGCAGCGTCATTGCTTCGCCGGGAGGCGCTACGCCTTCCTGCAACGGCGCGAACGGCAGCGGCAGACGCTGATAGCGCGAAGCCGTGTATGTCGTGCCGCGATTCGTGTCCAGCTTCAGCGGCTTGCCGAACTGGTACGCGACCAGTTGGCGGCGCGCGAGCGGCTCGACTTCTTCCTGAATGTACGCTTCAACGTCCGCCGTGAAGCTGGTGGACTGGTTGGTAACGCCCGGGAACAGCGAGGCCCACAAGAGGCCCAATTTTTTGAGGTATCGCATGGTTTCCTCTTCGTGGTTAGATATTCATGTTCGCGAGACGCTCGCGACGCTTGTCCTGATCCGAGCGCCCCGAACGCGCCGGCACATCACTGCGAACTCCTGCCGACTTCCCGCGCGGCACTGCCGGTGCGGACGACTTGGGCTTCGCCTTAAGCTTGCCTTCAGCAATGTCCTTACCGAGCATCCAGTAGTACACATCCTCGCGCGAAGCCTGCTGACCGCGTGAACGTGCCTTCTGTACTTCTTCTTCCACCCGCTCCGTGTACTTCGCGCGGCGCGGTTCGCTCGCAATCTTCGATTCGAAGCGCGCGCGGTCCGACATGTCCTGAGCCTGGAACATCGCCTGCTGTGCCTGGCGTTGCGTGTCGCGCAGTGTGCGGTTCGCCTGAATCTGCCAGCGCTCCATCTCCGTCGTGTCCGGACTGCGGAGGCGCTCCTCTTCGCGCTGATACTCCGTATCTACGGGCGCAGGCTGACTCGAAAGGCGCGCTTCCGCTGCAAGGCGTCCACGGCGTTCGACTTCAGCCTCCAGGCGAGCCAGACGCTCAGCAGAATCATCGCGGCGCGATGTGGTCCGTGCAGGAGGATCGTCAGGCAGGTCATCAGCAGGGAGATCCAGATCATCATCAGCATCGGGATCAGGTGCAGGAAGGTCATCAGGTAGGGAATCATCGTCAGGTTCTCCGTCGATCCCCGGAAAAAGAAGGCCTAAGAGTTTTTTAAGCAGCTTGTTCACTTTAGCTCCAGGTGCCCGTGCCGATTTGCTGGATAACAGCCGTGGGCGTTGCGCCGACGTTCGTCAGGGTGATGAGGAAATCGCGGAAGGTAGACGCGGCAATCGTCATCGTGCCGTTCAGCGTCCAGCCGGTGTTCGTGGTCACCGTCCAGGCGAACGCGCCGTTGTTACCGCGACCGATTCGCAGGACGACGGTCGAACCAACCACCGCTTGTTGCGGCGTGAGCGTCGAAATGAGCGTCGCGACAGTCGGGAGCGTAAGAGCCTGACCCGCGCCGATTGTGCCGGTCAGTTCGAGTACGGTATTTTCCGCCGCCATGATCTGCGATTGCGTGGCGGTAAAGCCGGTCGTGTTCGACGCGGCGTTATAGGCGCCCGCCGGCCACGGGTTCACGTTCAGGAGCGCGTTAATCAGACCGATCTGATCGACTGCCGCGCCGTTCATCACGAGAGATTGAGGTTGGCCCTGAATGGCCGGGAAAAGCGCGCCGATCAGGGCGCCAAGACGGGTTTTCTTCATGATATTCCCCTGATTAGGCTTTCGCCGGTTATATAGCGTTTGTTTCAAAAAGTCAACGTACGCGCCGCGCGCGGATAAAACTGTTTGCCGTCATCGTGCCGCCTGCAAAAGTGGATTGCACTACGAGAAAGATAGTCGTAGTCGTGGAAAGGCTGAATCGGGTTACTGGAGACGAAATAGTGTCAGAATTTGCGGCAGTGAACGTGAGGGACAGAGTAGTAAAAGAGCCTAAGCCGTTAAAAGCGCCAGTAGTGTTACTCACTCCCGCAATGATCTGCGTAGCTGTCGCTCCGGCGCCCGCTGAAAACTGGGCCGTCCCCGCCACGTCCCAATCGCCCGCCGTCAGCGAAACACTGGTGGCGTTCGCGGGCGTATTGTTCGTAAGTGACGTGCCGGAAGTGGTATTCGAGGCGAATTCGCCAATACTTCCCGCGTTCGCGTTGTCATTCGTGGTCGTGCCGACAATGCCATTTGTGCTGGATGGCGTGAACGCGCCAGTGCTGCTAAGCGTGGTGAACGCGCCAGTGCTCGCTGCCGTGTTACCGATTGGACCGGGAGATGCGAAGCGGTTCACAAATCCCGTACCGCTGACTGTCGAACTGGCGGACAGCGTAGTAAAGGCACCCGTATTCGCTGCCGTGCTGCCAATCGGAGGAGGCGAGGCGAAGAAAGTCGTGAACCCCGCGCCGCTCACCGTCGAGGTAGCGGACAACGTGGTAAACGCACCCGTGTTTGGCGTAGTCGCCCCTACCGTGCCGTTGAGCGCGCCGCCGGTAGAAGTCAGCGTCGTGAACGCGCCCGTACCGGGCGTCGTCGCGCCAATATTCGTGCTGTTGATACCGCCCGTCGCGCTGAACCCGCCCGTGTGCGCCCATGCGCCAGTGCCGCTTGTGGATGTGATGCCGCTGATGCCGGAAGTCTGCCCGCCAGTGATCGCCAGCGCGTTTGTAAAACCGGTGAACGCGTCGTTGGCAAAGCCAAACGCCAGAACCGTACTGCCCCACGTCACGAACGCGTTTTTGTTATTCGCGCTGCGAATCGAATCGATGAACTGGACCGTGGGGTTCGGGCTGTTATAAATCTGCGTGCCCGTAGCGGTCACCGCAGGCACCGCGCCGCCGGATGCGAACAGACTGCCAGCGGTCGCCGTCGTGAAAGCGCCCGTACTCGGCGTCGTTCCGCCAATCGGCGAATTGTTGATCGTATTGCCTGTAACGGCTACTCCGCTTTCTGTACCGCCCGTTACATGCAGTGTGGTCACAGTCGGATTCGGATACGTGCCGGACAGATCGCCGCCAGCGGGGCCGGTCGGATCGCTCGCTACGCTGTTCAGCGCAATCGTCGTCTGCTGCGCGAGCGAGTTGACAGCGGCCTGCACTTCCTCAGGCGGCACATCGGTGCCCGCGCTGCGCACGACGTACGGAATGATGCGGAATGTATCAGCCATGGAGAGCCCTTAACCGTTTGCTTATCGATGGGCGCCCGCCGGGGCAGTGCGTCAGGAGATATGTGACAAGTCCCGGCCCATAGCCGCACGCCTTCGCGTACTGGTCTGCCTCCAGCTCCTGCGCTTCGCACATCGCGAAGAACGCTTCCGTGCGAAAGAACGCGCGCAGCGTCACGAACCACAGAACCCGCGTGCGCACATGCTTGTGGTGCAGGTGTCCGCGTTCGTGGGCCAGAATCGCGTTCTGTTCAAATTGAGACAGAGAGTCGAACTGACTCCCGGTCTGTATTGTGCCCCATGGCGTGACGCGTGCGCAGAAGTCTTTCATTAGCGCGGCCCCATCTGCGGGTCTTGTACAGTATCCGGATGAATCATACCGGCGGGGCCTTGAGGGCGCGGCTGGCCGGGCTGCGCACCGGGGCGCGGAGTTCCGGCCACGCCTGGCGCAGCGCCGCCGGGAACTCCCGGCTGGCCTTGCGGTGCGCCAAGCTGTTTCTGCATCTTCTGGTTCATCGCCTGCTGGTGCGCCTGAATGTGCGCACGGAACAGGCCCATCGGATCACCCGTCAGCGTCGCGCCGCGCATATGCTCCGCGATGTGCCGCTGATCGTCATCCGCCGGATGTACTTCGGCAGGCAAACCGTTGTGCATCATCAGGTTTTCGTCCGCCGGTTCGACGTGGAAGAGATTGCGCTCATCTATCAGGATGCGCGGGCCGACTTCCGGCCCGAAGATCTGTTCTGTGCCCATCTCCAGAATCGGGCCGACGTTCAGGCGTCGTCCATCCAGCTGCTGCG